CGCTTATAATAAACTTATTAAACATAAATCAATTGATTCTGATTTTATTTGTAATCTTGTTGAATCAACTTTAATACTATTTTATGATTTATCACGTGCCGATTCAAAGGCTTCCAAAATGGTTGCTATTCTGAGTTGTGTCAAGTCGATGAAACATGAACCTTTGGTTAAAAGTATTAAAACACACATTTCACAAATTTCTGATTTCCTGCTTGATTACTCTTTACAAGCTGAAGATACTTCTATGTTAGAGAGTATGCGAGATTTATTAAATAAGTACGATAAGGTTAAGGATAGTAGCTTATTCAAAAAATTATACAAATGTGCGATGTATGCTTTATCTATGTCAATATTTTCTGATATGGGTATAACTATGGACAAATTGCGTTTCACACGTTTGCAACAAGAAGCTATACATAAGAGATATCATTCTCGTGTGGATTTCGTACATAGCATAATTGATACTATTGTATTCATATGCGAACGAGGTCAACAATATATGCGAACTGGTTCAATGGATTCAATTTTCCATGATGGGAGCGCATATAGCGCTTGGCTAGATAAAGTTTTTATTTTGAAACGTAAAGCTCAATTTATAGCCAACCCAGAACCACATGGTTTTGATAAATTCTCATTTCTAGCTGATCTACGAGATGTGATAGATCAAGGAATAAGTATGAAGAAATATGCAAGTACGTTAGATGATTCTTCTAAATTTCATGTAACACGTGCTCTAGCTGAGATGGAATTACTCTTATCAGATCAAATCTCAAAAAGATCCTCACAGAAAGAAAGACAAGCTCCATTTGCTGTATGCTTATCAGGAGGGTCAAGTGTGGCAAAATCTACACTAACACAAATTTTATTCCACCATTATGGAAAATTATTTAAATTACCTACTGATAGTGAATACATGTACACCAGAAATCATGTCGATGATTTCTGGGTAAATTTCAATTCAACGCAATGGTGTGTCCGTATGGACGATATAGCTTTTATGTTACCAGCTAGTGCTCCACAAGGTGATCCCTCAATGTTGGAGATGTTACAAGTTATTAATTCAGTACCGTTTGTTCCAACACAAGCCGCTCTTGAAGATAAAGGTAAAACACCTATGTTAGCAAGATTAGTGTTGGCTACAACTAATACTCCGCACTTGAATGCAAAATACTATTTTTCATGTCCTTTGGCTATACAACGCAGATTACCTTTTGTGATTGATGTAAGACCCAAAGATGAATATGCAAAAAATAAATGTATGTTAGATGGTTCTTTAGTTCCAAATGTTGAAGATGGGGATTATCCAGATTTTTGGATATTGACTGTGAAAATGGTTAAACCAAATAAATTGAATAAAAGTACTATAAATCAACAGGCTGAATTTGAAACGATTGCTGAATTTGATAATATATATGAATTTCTTGATTGGTTTTCTGAAGAAGCATTAAAATATAGTGTGATTCAGGATAAAGAGAGCAATTGTAAAATAAACATGAGTCAAATTAAATTATGTGATATTTGTCATAGACCTATTAAACATTGCAAATGTGTGTTACAATCTGCTAATGAAAATATAGATGCAAGGGTGAATAATATTTTGACTCGTAGAGCAGAAATCCGTCATGCACGAGGTTTAGACAGTATAAATGAACCCCATTTTAAAGTCAATTTTATAGAAAAATTGAAAACTTATATGTTATTTTTCTTTTTCTTCTTGTATTATAAAATATGGCCATTTCGTTTGTTCATTATTTATTATTTTGGTTCTTTCTTCCATTTTAAATTTTTCTACCATCAAATGGATGCTGATGTTTTAAAATATATTTTTAAAAATATAGGCAATAAAATATCAGTTAAAATTGGTATTGATTCACGCTATAAAAATATAGTTGCCTTAAGCGCATCAGCACTTATTATGTATAAGGTGGGCTCCACTCTTTTGAATATATTTTCAGTTAAATCTGAAGTTCAAGCTAGTATACCGACTGTAACTGGTGAATCTCCTAAACCATCGTCAAAAGAACGAGATAATGTTTGGTACAGAGATAGTTATGAGACAACACCATTCGATACATCAGAAACTACTAAGTCAATGAAAGGATTAGATTTCACTACAGTTGTTTCGAAATTAGAAAATAATTGTGTTAGCGCTATCGTAACTCAGCATATTGATGGAGATAGGACACGTACGATGACGACATCAGGTGTATGTATTGGTGGACATTTGTACATGTTCAATAATCATGGTATCCCACTTTTAACTGATGATACACACTTGACAATAATGAATTATTTGCATTGTGAAGGTGTAAATGGAAACACAACTTTCAAAATTGTTGAATCACAAATTAAACGTTATAAGGATAATGATTTGTGTTTCATAGAGATTAGTAATATTCCACCTAAAAAGAACATTATTCCACTCTTTATGCAAGAATCATTGAAAGGTAATCATAAAGGTATTTATATTACTCGTGAAAGAACAGGAAATATAGTTAAGAGAAATGTACATAATATACAACGTAAATCATTTGAAATATCTGATCTTGACATAACTTGTGATCTTTGGATGGGGGTTACAAAAGAACCCACTAATGTGGGTGATTGTGGATCCATACTTGTCAGCCAATCAGCATATGGACCTATAATATTAGGTATACATATAGTTGGTAATGGTGGACAATGTGGAGCTTTAGCAGTTACATCACAATTTTTGGAAAAAGTTGTTAAAACATTTTCATCCCCTTTGATTCAATCAGGTGAACCTTTACTCAACACTCCAAATGTCAGTAGACCAATAGGCCCAGTTCACTATAAAAGTCCAGTCCGATATATTCAAGATGGATGTGCATTAGTTCATGCATCCTTTGAAGGTTTTCGTCCAAAACATAAATCGAACGTTAAGAAAAATATTTTGCATGATTCCCTTATTGCAAGAGGATATACATTGGATTATGGTGCACCAGTTATGTCTGGTTGGGAACCATGGAGACGTGCACTCCTTGACATGACTCAACCAGTCTCAGAATTTAATCAGGAAATTGTCGATTCATGTGTGGATTCTTTTACACACGATATATTATCACAATTAACTCAAGAAGATTTGGATATGATACATGTTTATGATGATATCACTGCTGTTAATGGTGCTCCAGGTATATCATATGTGGACTCCATTAATCGAAGCTCTAGTGCTGGGTATCCATGGAAAAAATCAAAGAAATATTTTTTGCAACCCATAGATCCCGTAAATGGATTGCATGATCCAATAGCCTTGGATGATGAGATTATGGATCGAGTACGTATTTGTGAAGACAAATACAAACGAGGTGAACGTTTTATGCCAGTATTTACTGCTCATCTTAAAGATGAACCTGTTTCTTTTAAGAAAATTAAGATGAGTAAGACACGTGTCTTTACAGGAGCACCTATTGATTACACAATAGTTGTTAGAAAATATTATTTATCAATGATACGAGTTATGCAAAATAATCGTTTTGTTTTTGAATGTGGACCTGGAACAATTGCACAATCTCTGGAATGGGAAGAAATTCATGATTATTTGACAAAATTCGGTAAACATCGTATGGTGGCTGGAGATTATGCATCATTTGATAAAAGCATGCCTGCAAATTTAATGTTAGCTGGTTTTAAAGTCTTATCAAATGTTTGCAAAGCAGCTGGTTATAATGATGAAGAAATGAGAGTTCTTCATAGTATTGCCGAAGATACATGTTTCCCATTAATAGATTTTAATGGAGACTTAATGTCGTTTTATGGATCTAATCCCTCTGGTCATCCACTCACAGTTATCTTGAATGGTATAGTGAATTCATTATACATACGTTATTGTTATACAGTTTTAAATCCAGAAAAACACTGTAATGATTTTAGAGAAAAAGTTTCTTTAATGACTTATGGAGATGATAATGTAATGGGTATCTCACCAGAATGCTCCTTCATGAATCATACCACTATTCAAAGCACTTTAGCTAAAATAGGTATTAAATACACTATGGCAGATAAGGAAGCAGCATCAGTCCCATTTATACATATTGATGATGTTACTTTTTTAAAACGTAGTTGGAGATATGATGATGATATTGGTGCTATAGTTGCTCCAATAGAGGAAAATTCTATTATTAAGCGTTTAATGATAAACGTGGCTTCCAAAACTATAACGCCAGAGGCACAGGCTATTGAAACCATAAATAGCGCAATTAGAGATTATTTTTGGTGTGGTAAGAAAATTTATAATGAAAAAAGATCATTATTTAAAGAATTGATCATTGAAAATAATTTGGAACTCTATGAGAAGGAAACGACTTTACCAGAGTGGTCTGAGTTGAAAGATGAATTTTGGAAGAACTCTGAGCATGTAAGTTTAGGTTACAAATCACGATCTTAAGTGCCGCAATCATCCTAGAAGATGTTAAACTCATCTTCATGATATTTGATTTATGTATCATGTCGTTAACTACTAAATCTATCCTAGAAGATATAAAACTCACTATTAATTTATACTAACAAATTAAATTATTATGTATTAATTATTGTTCATCATAAAGATGTTAAAAATTTCTTTACTCTAGGGTGATTACCTATTGTATCGTAACATATATCAACAAAACTTTAACAAGGTTCGCTTCCCGAGTAAGAAGCAAATGTTGTTCTCATTTACAAGAAAATGAGAATGTATTGACCACCATCAATTCGAATTCTTCGAATGGTCTTTACATGAATGATGATAAGGAAATGATTGGATCTTTGATAGATATATCAAAATATATGTCATTACAATCTGGTGTATATGAGGATGAAGTTGAAACTGAATCTGGCGATGTCCAACAGATTGTATCATTTACTGACGCTACATCAGGCGCTGAAGCCCCTTCAGCATGTATTTACGATACTATTATGAGTGACATTTATACACCTGATTTTGATTTGGGAAGTTTTTTAGGTCGACCAGTTAAAATTCAAAATTATACAATACCATTGGGTTCTCCTTTTACAAATACTCTCTTTAATCCTTGGCATAATTTCTTTAATAAAACTCAGATTAGACGGAAGTTAGATAATTATGGTTATATACAATGTACTCTAAAATTAAAAGCTGTTATTAATGCCACTCCATTTATATATGGAGCTATTGGTATGAGTTATCAACCTCAACAAGCTTTGAATAATATCTCTGATTATAATTATCACCCTACGTGTTTGTCGCAACGACAGACAATATATATTACTCCTCAGGATAGTTCTGGTGGTACTATGGAATTACCTTTCTTCCATTATAAAAATTGGTTGGAGATTCATGATTCTTCGCAAGTTACAGGTCTTGGTCAAATTAAAATTTGGAATGTTGTTACTTCTCAAGTAGCTAACGCAGGCATTACTGTAACACCAACTATAACAATATATGCTTGGGCTGAAAATGTACGTCTAGCTGCCAATACTGTAAAATTGGCTTTACAGAGTGGTCAATGGGAACTTCAATCTAAAGATGATGAAGTGCGTCCTGCTGAAAATACAAATGATGAATATGGTCAAACTCCAGTGGCGAAGACTGCTTCTGCCGTAGCTGGAGTTGCGGGAACTATAGCTAAATATACATCTGGTATACCTATCCTTGGCACTTTTGCTAAAGCTACAAGTCTGGGAGCAGGTGTATTGAGTACAGTAGCATCCATTTTTGGTTTCACGAATGTTCCAGTGATAGATAACACTAGTCCTTACAAAAGTATGCCTTTTCATGGTTTAGCATCTAGTGAAATAGGTAATGTAGTTGATAAATTAACACTTGATCCAAAAAATGAGTTAGCTATATCACCTTCCACAGTTGGTTTACCGTCTATTGATGAATTGGCTATAAATCATATTACATCTAAGAATGCTATTTTGGATAATATGGTTTGGGAAATGGGACAGGCAACTGACACCATTTTATTTGGAGCAAATATCACACCTACGATATGCAATGTTGTGAATGAAATAGATCAAGGTATATTATTAGATACCCCAATGGGTATGGCATCACGTCTTTTTTCCAATTGGCGTGGTGATCTTATATTCAAATTTAAAATTGTAGCTTCACCATACCATCAAGGTCGTCTTAGAGTATCTTTTGATCCTTTAGGTGATATCTATGCAGATGCTGATTCCACGACTGTAGTTCAAACCAGAATTATAGATGTTGCGGAAACACATGAATTTGAGGTTAGGATTCCTTTCATGGCACCGACATCGTGGTTGAGAGTACGAGAAAGTCCGGTTGAAGATTACTCGATCAGTGATATAGCAGCACCATTCAGTGCTCCAACTTATGATAATGATTTTCATAATGGAAGATTAACCATTCGTGTATTGAATGAATTGACTGCTCCTGATAATTCAGCAAATGTGGAAATAATAGCATTTGTACGGGCTGCTGATAATTTTGAGTTGTCTAATCCTAGTGACATACATTTTACTGATGGAAATCCCCACCACTTCACAGTTCAATCTCATGATCAAATTTGGAATGCTGATAAAACAGAACATATTATGGGAAAATCAACACCTCCGCCACCAAATAGATATTTGGTTAATATGGGAGAATCTGTACAGTCGTTGCGCGTTTTATTACGTAGATCACACTACGTAAACACAGAACGGGCTGCTGATACGAATGCTGCTGATGATTCATCAACCTTTTACAAATTTACAATGACAAAGTATCCCCCATCATCTGGTTATGATCCTAATGGTATGCATCAAGCTATAGGTTTAGTTTCCGGTCTCACTACAGATTATAATTTCACAACTATCAATCCATACACATGGTTATCTGCATGCTTTGTTGGTCAACGTGGTTCAATGATTTGGCATTTTAATGTTAGTCATCCTATTCATGTTGATGTGATAAGAGCACGGCGTGTAACTGAAACTACAGTAACCACACGTACTGCACTACGTAATATCACTACTAATATTTGCTCATCATCTTTTAGTGCTACAGCAAGGGGTATGTTAACCCGTGGTGGTGTAGGTGCTTCTGGACTTTCATTGATTAATCAAAAGACTCAAACTGGTTTGTCTGTATTGTTTCCTCAATATAACAAATACAGGTTTGTTTCAGCTTCACCTAGTAATGCTGTTTTTGGTATTGATGAAGATGATACGGAGAATGAAAAAATTGAATTAGATATTATCACCAGTAATAAGACAGACAATACCATTACATGGTATGAACGTTATTGTTCAATAGGGACAGATTTCAACTTCTTTTATTTTCTTAATGTCCCACCGCGTTACCTTTACTTAAACCCTACTGCTGGGGGTTATTAAATAAACCAGTAGAATAAACAAATCTGCGACTAATAATTCTGCCATACGCCAACGTATTGTAGTATATTTTTACATATGTATATAAATATATATTAAATTTATACAATGATAACACTGTATAATCTTAATATATATATATATAAGATATAAACCGGTACGGCCGGCCAGATCTCCAAAATGGAGTTTTAAAGTTTCGTAGCTCAATGAGCGCACAAGATCTAAGGTATATAAATTTATATTTATAACTATTGGAGGTTTACTTTTTATGTAGCCCTGCACATCTTGTGCGGGGGGAAAATTTTTTATTTAACCTTATACAAACAATAGTCGTAACTTTTTAGGTGTTGGCGAGACAAAAGTCGTACAGA